CTTCCTCTTTTTATATCGTCTTCAGTAACTTCATATTTTAAAAATGTTGGGTATACACCATCAAAATGACGTTCTTGAAAGTATTGAATTGCATCATCCAATATATCCTCAACTTGCTCATCTGCAACGTTGATTTCCAATACTGGTGCACCTAACTGTCTTTTAGCATAGGTGATTAGTTCTGATCTAGTGGATGGTTGAGCCATTTATACTATACCTCTATCCATATTTATAGTGCTGAGATTGACGATATGCCAGGTCGAACAAGAATGTTACCGTCAGCTAACCTATAGAAAGTATTTCCAGAACTAACGACTACATCATATACATATCGACCCTCTTCTAATGTTTTAGTTTGAGTTCCACCTAATGATATACGAACTTTACCGTCAGCAGCACTTGTAAATCCAACAGCAAAAGTAGCAGCAGGAAAAGCAGTTGATCCTATAGAAACACTCTTAGTCATTTGAGATGAACCAGAATATCCTTCAAGATTAAATGCAGTGTTTGATGTTCCTACAACCTCAAAGTTACCTTCAAAGTTTGCACCACCAAGCATTGTAAAATTTGCTGCATGTGCAGCACCAGCTTCTGGATCGAAAGTAATTTTTTTAGTTGCCATTTACTAACTCCCTTAGTAAAGATTTTATTTCATTCATTTCACTTTTTAGGTTAGCAAGATCTTCTTCAATATTTAAAGATTTCTCTTTTTCAAGTTTACGTTTTCTGCGTTGTGAAATGTATTGTTCATACGCATTAGTATTTGTATTAATAATTGAATCAGTTCTTGGATCTCTAACTAAATCAGAATTTCCTTCAACTGGAATGTAATTTGACATTATGCTAAAGTGATTACCCTTAAATTAGTAACTCTAGGAACATATACTTGACTTGTTGATGTTAATACAAATTTAACTCTATAGAATTTGAAAGGTGGCAAATCTTCCATATTAAATTCATATTCTCTAAATGTTAATTCATTACTCTTAAATCCACCAGCATCTGCTTTTGGAATAAACCTATCAGGCCTACCATCATTTTTCTCTATACTAATTATTTGACCATTGTTATCCAAGTTAGCAAAGCCAGGGAATGGTTCAAATATAGGATCAAAGTTAGGAGTAGGACTAATTGCATAATATGCTCTGATATCAGAAAACTCATTGATATGTGCTTCAAGCATTATCTTAATCGATGATGCAGAGTTTGCCAAACTATTTTCTCTAGAAACATATTGACATGCTGTAGGGTCATCAAAGAGTGTATTTACTCTAGGATCCTCTAGGTAATTTGTAATAGGTGCATCAATTCTATTAGAAACTAAAACTGCACTCATCCTTTGCAAATCAACAAGAGGAGATAAATTAGGATTACTTGTTTCAAGTGTAAGTGTCATATTAAATGACCTATCTCCAGAATTATTTTGAGTGACAATATTGTTGGTTTCATTAATCCTAGATGCGATCATTCTAGGAGAATCTAGGTAATTAGATTTGTTTAGTGTTACAGTTTGACTTCCTTTATCCAAGAATGGTAAATCTGCCCCTTGACCCAATCCATTATTTAAATTGGAAGCTGATATAGTTTTCATTGTTGCTGATATGGTAGTACCAGGCACAGTCACATTTGCAATGTTTGGTGATATGATCTGGAATGGAATATTTTGTGTTGCACGAGATTCATAACCACCAGTAGATTTGGTATCATTAAAGAATAATTTTGGATTACTTGCAGCACTTCCATCACTCTCTCTGTTTGGTGCAGAGAAAGGTAATCCAGTTTGTGCAGCAGTTAAATCTCCTGTGTCAACTTTAATTGTATAACTGTCAAAAGTAATTGGAGCAGGATCTGTATCAGTAACTTCACTTAATAAGTGAGTTCTATTAATTCTTGATAAAGACACACCGCCTAGCTCATATTTGCGAACAGGAGTTCCTTTAATATAACCTTTCGCATTATTACCTCTCGTGATACCTGTAATAGATCCACCAGAAGCACCTGTATACTGCATGACTTCATCACCAATTTGTATGAGGCCAGGATTTGTTGCACCTACAGAAACATTTTCAAAGGTGGTGAAATTGTCGGTGCTAACCACAGATATTGTTGATGTAGAACTAGATCCATATGGTAATGAAAGTTTTGTTGGAATCACATCAGTTTCAACATTAGAAAGTGTTACTCTATTTGTTTCATGATGCATACCATGATTTCTATGATCAACAGTAAAGTGCAATCCATCACTTACAGTCGTAATTTTTTCAATCCTACAACTTGCAGCAGATCCAGTTTTCACAGTGTTTAATGATGTTGTAATTCCAGTGATTGGATGCGTGTATGTTAATAATCCATTTAGAGCAAAATCTCCTTGAACGTTATCTAGTATTAACTCATCAGTTCTACCGATTGAAACAATAGAGAGTCTTGCATTTCTACCAACCGCATTATTTCCTATTGTTCCTATACCAAGAACATCACCTTGTTGGAATCCACTACCAGAAGTAATAATTCTTGCAGATGATATTCCACCATCAGTAACAACTACATCAGCAGTCATAGAATCTCCACCAGCAGTTACATTAGTAAGAGCAACACCAACAAACAACGCACTTCCTGATGCTGGAGTAAAACCTAAACCAGCATTTACAATTCCCATGCTGCCTGTTCCTACACCAGCACTACCAACAAAATCACCAGATGCATTTGATGCAGCAGAGAAACTAGTTGCACCATCATTTACAGCTAACTGATTAATTGTATTACCTAGAGTAAGAACAGTATCTGTAAGCGGTGTTCCTATTCCTAATCTAACTCGTTTAGAATTTATGTTAATAGAATTTGGTTGTAGTTTTGCAACCTGTTGATTTCCTTCAGCAAGAATAGGATTATATATTTCCATCGTTCCGCTTTCTTCAAACACAGCTTTATTAATTACAAATTTTAGATCTTCCCACTGCGATGCATCCCAAGTAGAAGCGTTTTGTGATTTGAATAACGATCCTAAGTATGGTTGTTGTGAAATAAATTCATCAGTTAATAGATCAGATTCACCGATTCTAGATATGAATACTTTGTATTTTGTTGACCATGATGCTAAACAAATAGCATATTCTGTGTTATCTCCTGCAAGATATACAGGTGCTT